GAGAGGGTAAGGGAGGAATGGAAGTTTTCATACATATTTAAATTACCTAAATTATAAAACTTACGCATAAACTTATTTGCATTAGGTAAATGGTGCATAAGAAGATAAGTTTGATTTATACCTAATGTAAGTGAGTGGCCATGTATAGGTTCAATAAAACCACTAGCCATTCCAATAGCACAACAATTGTTTATAAAAGTTTCTTTATAATATCCTTGTTCAAAAGTAATCTTTTTACCCACTCTATTAGATTGTGATTTTTTATTATTATAATAATATACAGTAGTCTGATTCTTATAATCGTTTATGCTCTGTGACCAACCGTGTTTTAGTTTTGTGTTTGTGGTATACACCAAACATTCTTTTCCTACTTTTTCCTCAACAACAGTTGCTTCATTATTAGATAACATATCTTTACAAGATATCCATTCAGGAGATAAATGTTTTATTAATTTTCTATCTAATCCTGTTATATCTATATAAAAATCTGCGGTATAGTTTTGACTACCTTTTAAACTTTTAATACTATTCTTCTCAACCTCAACACTAGTTATATTATCTTTAACAATTTGTATTTCTCTTAATGAACAAATTTTTTCTAAATGTTTATAAAGTTTATCTCTATTTAATTGATGCATTAATGGATGATGTGTTTTATTAATTAAACTTTGCCATACGTTAGGGTGCCACATTTCTTTGCTTGAGATATCTTTTTTTATAAACTCACCCCACATAAATAAATATTGGCCAAACTCTCTAGAATGAGGATGTGTTATATATGTTGATATAAAATCATCTTTGGACCAATTTTTAAATTTAGAGCCCCACTTTAATGCAGCATCGCATGATTTAAACAAATCTTGAAGGTTAATACCTGTAAAGCCCATAAAATCTTGAAAATCATTTGTGGTATCCGTTAGACTTCCTAGCGGGTTTTTCTTTGTAGAAGCTATGACTTTAATTTCTGAATCAATAAATTTTTGTTTTAAGATTAAAGCAGATATTAAACCAGTAACTTCATTGGTGACTATAATTATCCTTTTCATATTTCTTAAATAATGATACAAGATTATATATGAAAGTCAATGAGAAGTAAAATATGAATTTAACAAATTATTGTTGGATATTTAAATCTGCGATTTCTGTTGATCAATGCCAAAGAATAATAGATGAGGGTCATAAGTCTTTTAAAAAGGCAAAGATACACAAAAACTCTGAGCTAAAAAAAACAAGAAATTCTAAAATTGTTTGGTTAAACAACCAATATCTTTTTGACATGGTTAATAAATATGCAGAATCTGCTAACAAAAATGCTGGTTGGAATTTTCAAGTAGATTTTATTGAATCTTTACAACTTACTCGATACACAAAAAATCAATTTTATCATTGGCATAGAGACGCTAGAAATGAACCTTATGAAAATAATCATGTTAATGTTAATTTTAGAAATAAAATTAGAAAAATATCTATGACTTTAAACTTAACAGATCCTTCAACTTACGAAGGAGGAGACTTAGAATTTAATTTTCAAGATACTTTAAATGATAAAAAAGTTAGTTTTAAAGAATCTAAATTACAAGGGTCTATAACTTTCTTTCCTTCTTTTGTTTTTCATAGAGTTACACCTGTTACCAAAGGAACTAGATGGTCTTTAGTTGCTTGGATGTTAGGTAGACCTTATAATTAAGCTGGATCCCAGCTAGATGTAGATGGATTCCAAATAAAATTATTCATAGGTTCTTCTTTATCTGATCCCAACCATCTTTGATTGTCTTCATCCCAACCAATGAAATAAGGTATTTGATCTTCAACCTCTGCATTTTGTTCAGAATCAAATTGTGTTTTTGGATAAGTTCTTACGCTAGGGTAAGTAACCGGGGCTTTCCATCCTTTTTGAGTGGTGTCCAAAGTCCAAGAATTAAAAGGTTGTGGTGGATGAAAAAAATCTCCTGCTTCGTGATAAAAATAACCTTTAGCTGGATACGTGCCTCTAAACGGAGTTCCGCCATCTTTGTGATAGCTTTCTAATCCTCCATCGCTTTTTATTCTTAGACCAGTATTGTAAGAACATTGTTTCCAGTCAGTATGACCAAAAACTTTTGTTAAGAAAGCAATTCCAACAGCTTCTGATTCATTTCCGTTTTCGTCTAAACAATTAGAATCATTAACCGAGTGAATTTCTTTTACTTTGCCCTCTGCATCTATTTTACAAAATGTAGCCATGATTATTGAAACTTATATTGTATTAAAACAATACCTGTTCCTCCATTACCTCCAAATTGTCCAGACGATCCGCCGCCGCCTCCGCCGCCGCCCGTATTTGCGGTTGCATTTTGTCCTCCTTGAGATCCAGCGAAACCGCCACCGCCGCCGCCTGTTCCGCCACTTCCTGCCGGACCCGAACTCATTCCCATACGTTGGGCGCCGCCTCCGCCGCCTCCAGCTCGAGTTGTTGTTTCTAATGGAGACGCATTTTGTCCGTTTCCGCCGTGTCCTGCAGATCCTGGCGATCCTGACGTGCCTGCTTGGCCTGCTCCGCCGCCACCGCCGGACACCCAATCAGGTGTTTGACTTCCGCCGTTTCCTCCGTCATTTCCTTGACTTGGCGATCTTGAAGGAACGTTTCCTTCGCCGCCTGCATTCATACCTGTTCCTGCCCCAGAGCCGCCTCCAGAGCCACCTTGTTCTCCGTTAACGTTGTAGGCACCGCCTCCGCCGCCTCCTGTTGCAGAGAACGTTGAAATAGAAGAATCTTGACCATCAGTCCCTGGTGCATCTCCTGGAGTTCCATTTTGTTGGCCTCCAGCACCACCACCTCCCACTGTGACGGCATAAACTCCTGAACTTAAAGAACCAGTGTAATCACCATTATAAAAGTAACCCCCGGCTCCTCCACCTCCTGCATGGTCAGCCGCTCCACCGGCTCCACCAGCTACAAGTAAAAATTGAATTTTATTTCCATATTGAGCATCACTACCTCTAGTCCAAGTGAACTGACCTGACGATGTAAAGGTATGTAATTTAAAATTAGTTTCAACGGTTTGTGTTGAATCTCCACCTGAACCCGTTGGAAATGGATCTAATGGTACTCCACCACCCCCGAAACCTAGAATGTTGTATCCGAATCCTGACATTTATCCTCCTTATAGATCGTTAGCAGCGTCTGTTGTGAAGAATAATTTGATCCCTAATAGTTTCGCATCAGCTGTTAAAGAATCATCTGATACATCTCTTGTGATTTGAAAAAACACTTGATCTCCTGCTGCTGGTGAACCAGCAATAGTTATTGCTCCACTTTCTGCTGTTACGTCTAAATCGTTTGCCGTACCGCTGTGAGCTTTTGCAGTTGGTGCAACCGCTGTTCCAAACGCCACGTTACAAGTATCATCATCAGAGACTGCAACTCCTGCTAAATCCCAAGATACAGTTCCTGTGTTTGTTGAATCTGCTGTAAAGAATGCTTGAAAAGTTACTGTGCCTTCATTCCAAGATTTTGGAAAAGCAACAGAAAATTGAGCGTTCTCATCAGAGTCTTTATCAAAATCTAAAGTTTTAATCTCAGGTCCATTTGATAATTCTGTTTGAGCTATCTCTGCACATCCGTTTGTCGTGTTAGGATACATAGAATTAGCAGGAACCCAAATAGTTTCTTTACCTGCAATTTTAACTGCAGATACGTTTCCGCCTGAATCTTCTGCTTGAATTACTCCAGTTCCTTTTGTTTTTAATGCAATACCTACATTTGAATCACCACCTGAAGCGTCAATTGATGGATTGTTTCCTGTAGCAGCATTTACAAAAGTAACTTCATTAACTGCTGAACTTGTAGCCGTAATTTTAGCTACTTCGTTACTATTTGTATCTAAAATAGAAGTTCCAATTATAGGAGACGTTAAAGTTTTATTTGTTAACGTGTCTGTTGAAGAGGCAGTAATGAATCCACAATCATCAATGTCTGGGTTAGTCCCGTCATTTGCTGTTGCGTAAACTAATTTTACTGCACCTGGTGTAACAGTTACACTATCTCCAGATCCTGATACGTATTTAAATACTACGTTTTGAGATCCAGATGTTGAATTTTTTAAAACATAAAGACCTTGAACATCGATTGGAATAGTAACGTTTCTTGAAGCTGAAATAGTTCCTGTAAATTCTATAATTCTGTGTGCAAGAGTTGCACCTGTAGATCCATCAGATACAGATAAATCTGTATCACCAGAATCTGATACGGCTTGCGTAGTAAAACCACCAGCTATTTGCTCTATTATTTGTAAATTTGTATTAGTTTTTGTTCCCCACGTTCCAGCATTTTCTCCAGTTGCCTGTAGTTCAATACCGAGTGGTGTATAAGTTGAAGCCATATTTTATCTCCTGTTTACTTAAGCTACATTTGTATAACTCGTATTTGACCCTGTGTCAACATCAGAATAAGCTTGAATTCCGAAGCCAGAAGCAGTGCCTATTGCTGCCT